AACGGTCAAGAATATGTTACAGCAACCTCGTTGCAAAGAATCATGCAACCTAAAACATTCCGTCAATTAACCGCCGATGTTACAAGTTACAATTTTAAATAATCACTTAAATAATTAACATGAGACTTTATATTGAAAAATTAAAAGAGATCGAAAAAGTGTTCGGTGAATTCGATATCGATCTGACGTGGGGTACCGATCCTCACATGTATTTTAGATTCGGATACTGGCAACAAATCAGTATCGGAAAACTGAAACAGATACTTGGACACAATGCAAATGTAGAAGAGTATTCCGACTTCGATGATGATTGCGGATGGCAATATAGCTATCATATCAAAGACTAAACAGCCGATGTTACAAGTTATATTTTCAATTAATCACACTTAAATAATTAAAACATGAAATTTCCAAAGTACAAAATGAATCTTCAATTGGCCTACGGACTTGACGGCTTCGAATACGTTAAATCGTATGATACATTAGTTGCACGTGTCGAACCAGGTGTTGCATTACATCAATTAGGTTGGTGGTCGGTGACAACGCAAAAACATATAAATTACGCAGCTGCGCAATTAGGTTTACCTGTAAAACGATAATCATGAATAGAGAAACAGAAAACAGATTAGTAGAAATTATCGGATTCATTGAATCGATAGAGAAAACCGCACTGGAATCCTCTCGTGCATATTCTGACGATGTCCATTCACAAATCGCATACGAGGTCGGTTACTTGAATTCAAGTATACGTCAGGCCGCACATGAACTTAAATTATTAATCGAAAAATAATTAAAAAAAGATTCCAAATAATTTGGATATCTCAGAAAAGACTTCTATTTTTACAATATAATTAATTAACCATTTAAACATTGAATTATGGGACGTATGAAAGAGTTTTATTTAGACCATTTAACCGACGACGCATCGAACGATTTCGATGAACTGATTAACAACTATATCGGTGATGTTAAACTGCCTTCTGAGAAGGAATTGAAACGAGTCGCCAAAGTAGTAAGAACTGTAAATCCTGACGATTACGAAGAACTTACCGGAAGAACATTGCCGACAGTCGAATCCGAATCATCAAAATAAATCGATAATATATGGAACCGACACCTATAACACTAACCGAATTTATGATTCGTTGCGGTACTGTACGACACCGACCTAAAATCGTTTGCATGGACGGTTTTAAAATGTCGGTACAAGGCAACGAAATGGCATACTCGATACCAAGAAAAACCGGTCCACAATTTTCAGCGATGGAAATCGGGTTCCCTTCAGAACCAGAAGATCTGATAATCACGTATGCAGACAATCCTGCAGATCCTACAGGAACTGTATACGGTTATATACCAATGAAACTTATCGAACAAGTTGTTTTAAAACACGGAGGCATCAATGCGGATGTGACATTTGAAGATTTTTAATATGGCAATGCGCATAGGTTTTAAAGTTGTTGAAAAAAATACAAATCGTCACATCGGATACGTAACAGACCCTCTTATGAATCTGACATCCGATGTGACATGTGCGTATACCGAAAAGGTCTCTAATCCGTATGAATTCAAATCACGTGTGAGATTTTTCGAAAAGAATCTAAATACAATACTTGGAGGAAAGGCAGTTCAACTGCGTGTATTATGTGAACGTATACGCAATTCTAATTATAAAAATTTCAAGGAAGGTGAACTGGTAGTTGTTGCAGTTTATCCATCTGAATTATCTAAAAGTTAATATTTATGTATAAAGGATATCGAATGGAAAACAGTATGGATCCTGAAAGGCTTGAAGAAATTGCGGAACTGTCGATACCTTTTCCGATGTTTCTAAATGACGGTACTGAAGGTAATGAAGACGTGAAAAGCGCAATGTATATCGATGAGTTAGGACCTCAGAGCCCACTTATGGTTCCATCGTTTATAACTCTTGTAAAGGAAGGTATTGACGGGTGGGCAACAATTGCACAATACGAACTCGTATCGGCAATTAAAGAACATGACACAATCGAACCGGATAAATTAAATTAATTCCGATTTTATTTGGTAAATCGAGTTTTATTTTGTATATTCTAAAAAAAAGTTTATGAAGTTTACATCATCAAAATTATTCGATGGGTATTCAGCATGCTTCCGTCAATGGAGAGCTGAAGGTACTCATTGTAAATACCTGCATGGTTATGCGGTATCATTTAGAGTATGGTTCGAAGGGGATTTAGACGAACGTAATTGGGTTTGGGATTTTGGCGGTATGAAACGTGCCAAAAATAAAATCGATGGTAAAACACCGAAAGAGTATTTCGATTATCTTTTAGACCATACAACTATTGTAGCAGAGGATGACCCTTATTTAGATAAATTCCGTGAATTGGCTGATTTAGGTATAATTCAATTGCGAGTATTAGATGCAGTAGGATGTGAAAGATTTGCTGAGTTTTTGTTCAATCAAATAAACAATTTTGTAAAACTTGAAACCGACAACCGAGTCAGAGTTACAAAAGTTGAAGTTTATGAGCATGCGAAAAATTCAGCGAGTTACGGCGAGTAACTATACTTGTACAGTTATTTAAAATAAACTCAAATTTAACAGAAGGATCTTAGTGATAAGATCTTTCTCTGTCTATATATATTACTAAACAGGTAAGCGATGATTAGCATAAAAAGTTTACTACTCGAAACGGAGACTGCAATTTCAAAGGAACTTCGTTATCATATAGAAAACAATATACCGGTCTCAAAAAATATATTTCGTCATGGTAGCGCTAAATTTTTTGAAGTTATAAACGAAGCAAAAACTTTATGCCGATCTGGTAAATATTATAATGAAAACGACACCGATATGTTGCAGACCGATTTAGGTGAATTCGGATTATACAATGGTGAACGTGTTCCATTAGATTTACCATTTGTAAACGAGGCAGAATACCAAGGACGCGAAGTTGAATTAGGTAAACCTAAACGTGGCGGATCGAAAAAGTTTTATGTGTTTGTAAAAGATCCTTCAAGTGGTAACATACGAAAAGTAGCCTTCGGTGCAAAAGATGGTGGAGGTAGTTTAGCAGTTAAATTCAAAGATCCTGAGAGACGTAAAGCATTTGCAGACCGTCATAATTGTAAAGATAAAACAGACAGAACCAGCCCTGGTTATTGGTCTTGTAGATTACCGCGTTACGCTAAAACATTAGGTTTAGGCGATAACATGAACACTTATTGGTAATGGTATACACAGATACGCCGCACGAGTCGAATCGATTCACACGAATATTTAAGGTGGATAATCTAAACGAATCTGAATTGGTTTGGCACCGTGATTATAAAAATCGCACAGTCGAAATCGTTCAAAGCGGTAATTGGAAGTTTCAATTCGAAGACGAACTGCCTATAAGTTTAACCGATGGTCTAAAACTTGAAATCGGTAAAGAAGTATACCATCGTATACTTAAAGGCGATTCGGATCTCATAATACTAATAGAGGAAACAGATGATTGATGAACAGAAAAAAGAAAAGAGAGTCCCAAAAAATCCAATAACCTATAAAATATCATTGGATGAGGAACAGAAAGAAGCGAAGAAAATTGTTATTGAAAAGGCATACAGTTTTATTCATGGTGAAGCCGGTTGTGGTAAAACTTTATTGGCATGTCAAATCGCATTAGATTTAATTTTCAAACGTGAGAAGACGAAAATAATTATAACACGGCCGTCCGTATCAACTGAAGATAACGGATTCTTACCAGGTGATTTAAAGGAAAAAATGGAACCTTGGATGGTTCCGATTAAATCGAATTTGATGAAGATTTACGATGGTAAAAAAATCCAATCACTATACGAAGACGGTACAATTGAATTGATTGCGTTAACTCACTTTAGAGGACAAACATTCGATAATGCAGTGTGTATTGTTGACGAATACCAGAATCTTACACGGGCGCAATTGCAAATGGCATTAGGTAGATTAGGTCAAAATAGTATAATGATTTTTTGTGGTGACCCTGCACAAATCGACTTGAAAAACCGATTGACATCGGCAGTACACGATATTGAAAAAATTTCGAAATCTGAATATGTACATGTCGCTACACTTACGCAAAATCATCGTCATGAAGCAGTGAAAAACGTATTAAGACTGTTAAATTCGTAATACGCAGTAAAATCGATTTGGTAAGGATATTTATAATAAAAATACATCATGAAGAGTAACGGTTATATCGGTCTATTAGACAACGATACTATTATCATAAGACATCCTAAGGAAAATCGTGAAATCAAACTGCATCGCGTTATAGCAATGCGCACGTTTCAAATTTCACCTAAATCGATACAAGGAATTACAGATACTGAAACTGCACAGAAACACAAAAAACTGATGCAGCGTTATCTTGACACAATTCAGAAAGCATACGACAGTTTCGACGGTTTAATTTCCAACGCTATGGAAAAAAACGATGCGGAAAAAGTTAAAAAACTGGCTACCGAAAAAATTAAGTGCGAATACGAACTGAATCGTTATCGTTCAGAGTTTACAAAAAACGACAAACTACTCGATAATCCTGATTCGTTAATTATACCTAAAACTATAGAAATTTACACGATCGGTGGTTATGTGGAATCGCTTGACAATTTGGATCCTGATAATCCTGTTTGGGTTGACCATCGTGCAAGAGTTTTCGGTAATGCTAAAATACTTGACGGTTCATATGTCACAGAAAACTGCCTTGTTTACGATAATGCAGAAATCGTAAATAGTCGAATTGAAAACTACGCACGTATCCACGATAACTGCCGAATCGAATCGTCACACATAAAGGATCTTGTAGAAATTAAGCATAATGCAGTTGTAAAGAATTCGCTCTTAGAGAATGCAAGTATGGTATTCGAAGAATCACAAATCGATAACTGTATTCTGAACACTGGTGCATTATGCCGTGGAAAATCTTGGGTTACAAATTCGATAATTATCGATACTGCACAAATACAAGGCGATTCAAGAGTGACCGGTTGTGTTTTAGAAAATCGATCATGTATACTATCAGGCACACATACCGATTCGAATTATAACGAGAATCTTGAACTTGAAACTCGTATATCAGAAGGTGAAATTCCAAGGTATTGGTAAATGAGTTATTTCTTATTTAAAGCAGAATTATTAGCGAGTTTAGTTCCACCTCATCAGAGTAAAACAAAACAAGCACGTGTTATTGCAGATGCATATACCGATTTAGTATTACGTCATTTCGAAGTGATGACTGGCGGTGGTAGAGCAATATTAGCACCTACACGTACATCGGTTTTGCGTAACGGTTTACAGTCGGTATTCGATGCGAATCGTAAATACGGCGCACGGCCTGTAAATGTATTTACACAAATGGCACCGGCATTCTATTCATATTGGAATGGTCAGACCGTCGTCGGTCCATTAGGGTACGCGACAGTGACATTTCCTGGTATATTTAAAGGACCTACAATACCAGGCAATCTAAACTATGCTGCATGGTTAAATATTTTCTGTGCGGTATTAGCAGCACATATTATGACATTAGGTGGCACATACCGTAATTTATTTTTGAAAAGAGACTTCGAATGGTCAGGTTCGATGTTTTTAGCATGTCCAATAAAGAGTTAAAATTATGAGCGTAACTATTGATTCTAACAAAATCCGAATTGTTCAAACGTTATTAGGTATCACACCTTCAAATGGTGTATACGATGAACACACTAAAGCAGCTGTAAAAAACTATAATTTACGTTACGGTAATGGATCTTCCGATGTGTTAACCGATGCAGTTTACGAATCGATTACTCAAAGACTTGGCAGTGATAACGAAGCCTTATCTAAACTTGAAACTGAAATTTACAGTGACACATCGAAATCCGAAGACTCAGATTCGACTACCGATATATCGGAAACCGATGCTGCATTCGAGTTATTCATGTTGGACTCGGATGAATATGTAACCTCTAACGGCAAAGTTCCAAAAAAGGAATACTTGTTTTTACATCATACATCTGGTTGGTCGAATCCGTATAATACAATTACTGATTGGAACTCTGATAGTCGTGGACGTATAGGCACCCACTATGTTATAGGAGGGCACGATATAAAAACCGGCAAATCTGACCATGACGGCCGTATACTTAAATGTATACCTGATGACTATTTCGGTTGGCATTTAGGTAGTACGTCAAAAGACGGTATCAGTATGCATATGCATGTCCATTCGATCGGTATAGAGATTTGTAATATGGGGTATCTTACACAAAAAGGTAGTGCGTTTTATACGTACACTGGTGTACGCGTACCAGATGCAAATATAGTCGATTTAGGTTTTAAGTTTAGAGGTTATCAGTACTGGCATAAATACACCGAAAATCAAATCGAATCTTTATATGCGTTGATTAAAAGTATAGAGAAGAAAACCGGTATCAATACCGATTTAGGTTTAAAGGCTTGGATATCTAAAGTCGGTGCTGCAAAGGCATTTGAATTCAATCAATCTGCTCGTGACGGTAAAGTTAAAGGTTTGCTTTCACACACAAATGTCAGAAAAGATAAGAGCGATGTGTCACCTCAAAAATTATTAGTCGAAATGATAAATAGTCTCTAATTAATTTTGCTATTCGAAAAAATTATTGTATATTTGTATGAACAAAAAATCTAAAATATGCAAAAATTGAAAACAGGAGACATCGTAGTTGTCAAAGATCATGGTGTGAGCAAGATCGGTAAAATTACCGAAGTCGGCCGTAAAGGTAAATCGAAAGTATTTTCGGTAATTATGGAGAATGGTACACACCATACGCATTTACAAACCGATGTCAAAAATTCGATGTATTATATCGATACAAATGCAACTGCGATAATTAATAAAAATATCGAAGTCTAATAGAGTTAAAATAAAATGACAACACATATATATTATCAAATTGTTTTGTCATGAAAAAGTTTTCAGATCTTTCAGAAAGTACAACAGAGACTACTCTTTCTGAAGTTGTTACAGAGGAATCAAATGTAACGTTTCAACCGTATATGATCGACGACCCGACATATATGGGGTATTCTGATAGAGAGCTACAGAATGCAGTTTATCAATCTACAATTTTTGGTATACTCGATAATACTGATACATCGATTTTAGATGTTGGTTGCGGTCGTGGCGATTTCGGTAACTATATCAAAAACGAACTCGAGTATACCAATATTAAATATACCGGTGTTGATTTGAATCCACTGGCGATCGATGTCGGAAAACATAAATACCCTGAGCATACTGCATCAGATTCTTTCAATCTCATCAAAGGAAATTTCGATTCGGATTATCCGACAGACATTCGTTATGACTGGGTTTTTCACGTCACAAATTTAACCGTCGATTACGGAAATTTCAATGGGCGTTCACGTTATGAATATTTAGAATCCGTAATAAGGAAGTCGTTAAGTATTGCAGATAAAGGCGCAGTATTTATGCTTCTCAACGACAATAATCATGCACACGCAGATTTGTATATAACGTTTTCGTTTACGGAAATATCAAATATTTTATTCAGATTAGGTTATAAATTCGCATTCGACAATTCGGATTTTCCTAATGTTTTCAAATTAGTCATTTTTAATAACACTTTTTAAATTTTACCGTATGTCAGTAAATCAGCGTTTTGGTATTGACCAAAAAACAACAAAGCGGTTAGGTAGAATTTTTCACACAATTGATTTCGAATCGAATCCTGAGTATTCAGATTCCGACTATCGTGAAAAAAGTAAACATTCACCATGTGGATCGTTTTATATCGATGGTAAAGAATTCAAAATAACGATTCATGAATTGAGTCGCATTTGTGAAACTGCCGAACTTGCTTTAGAAGCACTGAAAAAAAATTATAAGTTGGGAGGTATGGCACCCGGCTAATGTATTCGTTTTCAGTTACTAAAAGGTTATATGTTACAAAGGTCCACTTCTCGTGGACTTTTTTTTGCTCTTTTATCTTCAAAAGGTTGCAAATCTCAGAAATTTTTATTAACTTTATTCTAAATTACTATAATAATATTTTATAAAATAAAAAGAAGATTATATAAAAGAGATTTTATAGTATAAAATATAAGAAAGAAAAAAGAACACGTTAATAATTATTGAAACAGGGTAACTCCATAATAAGATTCGGATATGCGAAAAATTTTACCTTACATCATACTTTTATCTGCTTTAGCTGTTAGTGGTTCGGCTGCCTTTTATTCGGTATACGGTTTAAGTAAACTGTTTGCTGGTGCTGCATTGCAAGTTGCAATCATGGCTGGTAGTTTGGAAGTTTCTAAACTTATTATCGCAACACTTTTGCATGAATATTGGAATCGATTAAATCGGTTATTAAGAATTTATCTAACACTCGCTACTGTCGTTCTTGTATTAATTACAAGTGCTGGTATATACGGGTTTCTTAGTAACGCATATCAATTGACTGCAAATCAAGATAAGATTGTGACACGTGGTATTGAACTTGTCGACACAAAGCAGAAAGTTTTTGAGCAATCAAAAACCGAATATACGACTGAGAAAGAATCGGTAGTTCAATCGATATCTGAATTGCGTAAATCATTATCGAATCCTGGTCAAGTGCAATTCGTAGATCGTAGAACCGGTAAGATAGTAACGTCAACATCGAATGACCCGAAAGCACGAGCATCTTTAGAAAAGCAATTAGATGATGCAGTGAAAAGACGTGATGAATTAACTCAAAAAATACAAGTCGCATCTGATAGTATTGGAAAGTTTGAAGTCGAAAAGATAGAGTTAGAAAATAACTCTGATGCTGCAGCAGAATTAGGTCCTCTGAAATATATAAGCGGATTAACTGGTATACCTATGGACCGTGTTGTCAACTATTTTCTATTACTGATAATTTTCGTATTCGATCCATTAGCAATATCTTTGGTACTTGCAGCAAATTTTGCATTTAAAGAATCGAACAAAGAAAAAGAAATTGCAGAAACTGAAATTAAAATTGATACCGATACAGATCCATTCACTAACGATATCGATAATATTTCAGAATTTGTAAATATTGTAAACGATGAAATTGAAACAACTGAAAAAATCGAAGAAAATCCACTTGAAAAACGTTTAAAACTGATTAGAGAAAAAAAGAAAACGATAGCAACTAAAGATAAAAAACCAGCAAGGAAAAAAACTGAAGCGCCAACAGAAGAAAATGTAAAAAAAAAGGTGACACCTGATACGGTAAATGAGATGCAACCTGATACTGCAAATCTGACACCTAATCAAATAAAAAATATGTCACACGAATCGATTCGTAGATATATCTCAAAAAATACAACTTAATATTTTGCTATCTCAGATATTTTACCTATATTGAATTAAATTAGTTTTATGAATACAGATATATACGGCGAGTACATACCAGATCGTATAAATACTGAAGAGACCGATACAGTTGTACAATATCCTGAACAACTCATCCTAACTTTCGAAAGCGCCGAATCGCCGTCGGTTGCGGTGGTTACAACAACAATACGTACACATATATTAGAATCGAAACGTCAAGGTGTACAACCTGATATTGTATTGAATTTTTGTATAGGTGATTTTAGTGGTTTAAACTCAGAAAAATCAGATCTGTATATTCAGAAATTTATTACACTTGCTGAATACATTCAAGATATTCGAAAAATTGATGATTCGATAAAAGTATCAATTAGTGTACGTGGCATATTTTTAAAATCAATGGTGCCGTTACTCTATATAGGTGTACCTGTCAGATTAAGTAAATCAACATACATAGAATTTTATAACGGCAACGATTTGAAATATTTTGCTGGTTGTGTTGAAAGATTCATAGAATTGAATGGTGTAAAAATAGACAAACCGTTTTCGATAGGGGAAACTGAAATGTTACGTAAACAATTAATAATTAAATAAATATGTCGAAAGAATTTTCACTTACTGCTGAGCAGATTCAAGAAAACTATAAAAAGTTTTTTGCCCGTATCGATAAAATGTTTCCTGAACGTGCTGAAGGTTTAAAAGAAATGTATAGTGCATTAGGTGAAGAGCGCTTAATGTTTTCACCAGCATCTTCAGTTAACTATTATCATAATGCAATACCTGGTGGTTATATCGACCATGTATTACGAGTTATGGATTTCGCATTACTCGAATGGCAACACTACGAATCGATGGGGATCGATGTAACAAATTTTACGGTAACCGAATTGATGTTTGCTGCGATGCATCATGATTTAGGTAAACTTGGATTTGTCGGTGATGGAAAGGATGGTTACGTATTTAACACATCGGAATGGCATCGTAAAAATCAAGGCAAGATGTATGATGCAAACGAAAATATACCGTTTACACTGGTTCAAGATCGATCATTGTTTTTATTGCAATCATATAGAATACCATGTTCATGGAACGAATATTTAGGTATACGAATCCATGATGGAATGTATGATGATGCAAACAAATCTTATTATTTGACTAAGCAACTCAAAGCGAAATTGCGTACTACAATGCCGCAAATTCTACACAATGCCGATCTTGCTGCAAGTCGTTACGAGTTTGAAAGATGGAATCGTACATCAAATGAATTCAATACAAAACGCTTAGAAGATAATAATCTAAATTATATATCACAACAAACAGAGCCGAAGCAGGACCGTAAAGAAAAACAAAAAGCAGTAGGTAAGGAACTTGCTACGAGTTTCGATGAAATTTTTAATAAGAAATAAAATGACAACAATAATATTCGCAATTCTATTATCGACAATTTGCATATTGTTATATTTTGTGTTTAATCTGTATTCAAAACTCGATGCGTTATATAAACAGATCGATTTAGCAAGTGATGTTGAACAACGATCCGTATTATTGGTGCAGAGTCTCGTAGTGAAATATAGTCAGATACTGAATCGTTTAAAACGAGTTGACCGTAGAGGCAGTTTCGAATCGGATGACGAAGTTGGTTTTGTATTCAAAACAATAAAAGAAACAATAGAAACACTTGTCGAAGAATTGCGAATATTAGAAAATAAATTACAAGAAGCAGATGGAAACGATGGTACTGGAAACGACTAAGCCGACAAAAAAAAGAACTGTATATTTTGGTAGAGATGTCCAAGATGCTATAATACGTTATAACATACTCGAAATCGAAAAAACAGGAAACATAGAAAAGAGTAAACTTTTCAATAATACAATATATCCTGCGTTTTTGAAACTAACCGAAAATATCATTAACACGTGGAAATTTCACAGATACGAAACGACATTTTCTGATCTACAACGTGATGCGGTAGCATTCATGTTTACTAAAATGCCTGGTTACGATGAGGACAAAGGAAGAGCATATTCTTATTTCACAATTGTATGCAAAAACTTTTTGATACACAAATCTCAAGTTTTGTACGAAGCATCAAAAACACGATTCGAATTAGATGTTGTCGACTCTGAAAGAAATATTGGAACTGAAATATCTTTGACTGATTATCAAGAAACTCTACGTGATTTTATGATAAAATGGTGTGATTGGTGCGACCAGAATTTGGAAAAACTGTTTAAATCGAAACGCGATAGAAGAATAGCGGATTCACTATTAGAAATTTTCAGAAATAGTGAAGATATCGATATTCACAACAAAAAACTATTATACATATTAGTGCGTGAACGTGCAAGTGTCGAAACACAACATATAACAAAAGTTGTACGTATTTTTAAGGATTTGTTTACAGATATGTTTTCAGATTACCGTAAACACGGATTTATTGATGCTAAAAAATATTTATAATAAAAGGATATTCATGTTAAGTTTAAAAAAACTATTGTCTGAAAGATCTGACTATCAAATATACCATAATCAGTACTCGAGTGCTATTGACACTGCTTTAGAATATGCGAAAAACGAAGGCTACGAATACGATGAAGAACAAGTCGCAAAGCAAGTCGGTTTAGGTCCTAAAAAGCCTTCACCTGGTAACACAAATCGATTCAGTATCGAATTGACTAAAAACGGAAAACCTCAAAGAAAACAACTACACATTCAGGTATTCGGTACACCGAATCGTAATTACGAATTGAATATGTATATATCCTAAGGATTGCGATGTCTAAAAATATAGACTTTTCACAAATCGAAGTATACAAAGGAAAATCCTTTGATGAACTACTGAAACAGATTCATGATAACTCGAACGAGAAATCTGACCAAATAAGATCCCTCATATTGAAACTATCTGGTTTTATAAAAGACACTGATGATGCTGCGTTATTAGTTCCGTTATTAGCGTCGTATTTAGAAGTCGGTGTAAAAAATGATGAACAACTTATTAAGTTAGCAGCACTCGTGCAGAGATTTATAAAAACATCTGCATCTAATAATGAAGAAGACAGTTCATACGGTTTAAGTGAAAAAGAGCGTGCCGAAATTATAGCGAACGCACGTGAATTCGGTTCTGGTAAAATTGTTAAGATGGGAAACGGTAATTAATGCTACAAATCGCAGAAGTAATCGATACACGGAAAGCATTTAAAACCGGTCAAAAAGACGACAACGGCAATCGTTTATTTAAGGGTGCAATCGAAGTTCGTATTGGTGGTAAAAAAGGTATATTTAATACAGTCGATAATGTATACGCCGCACCTGCGTTTTTCAATAAACGAATACCTTTAGTAGGCGAACAAGTTTTTATTTTCAAAGGCATGTCAACTGAAAAACACGACGCCCGTCAGAAGACTGTCGACTTTTACTATTTTACACTGGTAAATGTAATCGATGATGTCACACTACAGACAATGCCTTTCAATTTTCAAAGAGAAGCGATAAATAACGGTAAAAATCCACTCCGTCCTGCACCTCCTGGTATTGCAGATTTCAAACAAATCGGTTATACTATAAAGAAAAATCCAAGTACAAGTAAAATGCTCCAACCGTTTGAAGGAGACGATTTATGGGAAGGGCGTTTCGGTCAATCGATTCGTTTCACACGTCATGGTGGATTTTCGTATCCTCCTGGTCCTGGTATATATGAGAAAAACTCGTTGACATATTGGCCCGGTGCAAAGGAGAACGATCCGTTGATGATTATAAAAGTAAAAAAACCAGAATCTGGTAACAGTTACGATATCGAAGACATATCAAAAGATGCTGCAAGTATATATTTGACAACATCGCAAAAACTACTTAAATTTAAAGGTGCGTCATCGAAAAATCTTGATGTAAAATTGGCACCGACCTGGTCTGGTGGTTCACAAATAGTAATCGATGCGGACCGTGTAATTATTAACGCTAAAAAGAACAAAGCGTTTTTAGTCGGAAAGGAACAATCCGTAGTTACTGGAAAAAAGGTGTTATTGCAATCCGATAAATACAAAGTTGATTTAGACGATTTGATGGATTGGATAAATTCAGCATACGCAGAATTTTGGAAACTCGCAACAGCACAAATGCAGTATTTAACTGCAATGGGTCCAACTGCGGCATCTACAAATGTTGCACAAATAACAAAAATTCACAAAGTTGATTGGAATCTGAAATTTAAGAAACCGGTCTAATTTACAATTCCATCTTCACTGATATTTATTTAATAAAAAAGACATCGTTATGAATGAATCACAATTAAAGACTCTTGTGAAGTCGATTCTTGAAATGAAAAGGGAAAATGCTAAAATCCTAAGCGAAATTCGTGAAATTAAAAGTGAACTGCGAAATCTACTAAACGAAAATGCGAAATCAGTTCCGATCAGTCCACAAACGAAATTAGTACCTAAAAAAGGAAACGGGTCAGGGTCACCATTCAGTAAAAGTTCGTATCTATCTGAAATATTTCAAGAAATTACACCGTTCGAAGAGGATGAAAATAATGTCAAATCTATTTTAGATGAAAATTTTACAAATGCGGATGACCCAGTAGCACGTGTTATGAATAAAATACAGAATACAGATTTTAAACGTGTATTAGATGTTATGGAACGTACATCTTCGAATAAAATGCGGAGTACTTAATAAATGGCACGTGCAGTTTTTATAAACAGTAAAATCTATCCTGATGACTATAAAAAACCATTGGGAAGTTTGGCGATTAAACTGCCAATGAACTCTTCACGCTTCGGACCTTCCGATTCGATATTTAATCTATCGTACACCACGGAAGAACAGGCTATCAGTAATATGATAAACTTGTTACTTACAAAAGATGGTGAACGCTATATGCAACCTGCATACGGTGTTGGTTTATACTATAAAATATTCGAACAAAATACTACAAGTACAAATTCTCAATTGGAATTTTTGATACGTCAGCAAATGGCTACATATTTACCTTACATAATTGTAAACGATATAAATATCCAAGGAAATTTCAGTGATGACGAGAATTCTATAAATATAACAATAATATTTCAAGTAACTGAATCTGGTGCAAATCGTACAGTTACCTTTTTCGGAAATCCTGATTTGCAAATAAATGTAGAGGTTAGTTAATGAATAAAGTGTCAATTAGCGATAAAATAAAACGAGAAGTTAAATATACAAATCGTGATTTTGGTGATTTAAGAAACTCACTAATCAACTATGCTAAAAATTATTTTCCGAATACCTATAACGATTTTAATGAGTCCTCACCAGGAATGATGTTTATTGAAATGGCAGCCTATGTAGGTGATGTTCTGAATTTTTATTCAGATGTTCAATTACAAGAGTCATTTCTTTATACAGTTAACGAGCAGAAAAATTTATATAATTTAGCACAAGGCCTTGGGTATAAACCGAAGTCACTCGTACCTGCACAGGTCGATATCGAATTTATGCAACTGATACCGGCAATCGGTTCCGGTGAAAATACTAAACCTGATTTTAGATACGCACTTACAATCGATCCGAATACTTTAATCAGTAACGATGCTCGTAGTGAAGCAGATGTTCGATTGTTTAGAACTGTCGAATCTTTAAATTTTCGACATAGTAGCAGTATGGATCCTACCGATATATCGGTTTATTCGGTTCTGAACGATGGTAGTGTAGAATACTATTTACTTAAAAAACGTACAAAGGCAGTTGAAGGTGAACTTAAAACTGCACAGTTCGAATTCACCGATGCGAAAATTTACGATAAGATCGTAATACAAGATGAAAATGTAAGTGAAATTATTTCAGTTGTAGATTCAGATGGCAATACCTGGTACGAAGTGCCGTATTTAGCACAAGATCTTGTACAGGTGCCAGTTAGAAATGTTGAATATAACGATCCTAAACTTGCAAAGTATAAAAGTTCTGTACCGTATCTACTAACATATAAACAGACTGAAAAACGTTTTGTCACACGACGTCGAAATGATGATTTATTAGAAATACAGTTCGGTGCAGGTTTGTCGAATGAGGCAGATGAAGAGATTGTACCTAATCCTATAAACGTAGGTATCGGTTTAGATTATTTCCAACGAGCTGAAGATGTAAGTATTGACCCAACTAATTTCCTATATACTAAAACCTACGGGTCTGCTCCAAGTGATACGACCTTGACGGTTAAGTATTCGGTATCAAACGGACTATTAGGAAATGTTCGTGCTAATTCACTTACTGAAATACCAACAATAAATTTCGCATCGACTATCGATAATTTAGATTTGAATGTACTAAACGAAGTAAAAGATTCGGTCACTGCAAACAATCCACACCCGGCGTACGGTGGTATAAACAAACGACCATTAGACGTAATGCGTGAAGAGGCAATGGCAAATTTCGCTGCACAAAATAGAGCAGTTACAAAAGAAGATTATATTTTACGTTGCTATACACTACCTGATCGTTATGGTTCAATTGCAAAAGCGTATGTTGAACAAGATTTTCAAAGTAGTAAATGGAATGCATCTGAACGCGTACCAAATCCATATGCATTGAATCTATATATACTAAGTTATAATGATTCGAAGCAATTAGTAAATTCGAACGAGGCCGTAAAGGAAAATTTAAGACAATATTTACGTCAATATCGTTTGATGACAGATGCTATAAATATTAAAGATCCGTTCATAATAAATATAGGTGTCGAGTATGATATTTTAACACGACCAGGTTATAACAGTTACGAAGTGCTATTGCGATGTAACGAAAGATTAATGGTTTTGATGTCAAACGAAAATATGCAGATAAACGCACCGATAATGCTTTCGAATCTTATAACTGAATTAGATAAACTTGAAGGTGTTCAAAGTGTAGAAAATTTTGTTGTGAAAAATCTGCATGATACAACATTAGGATACAGCGGAAATCTTTACGACTTAAATGTTGCGAAACGTAACAATATAATCTATCCGAGTTTAGATCCGTGTATATTTGAAATAAAATATCCTAAGAACGACATTGTCGGACGTGTAATCGATTTATAATTAAGGTGAACTCATGTATAAAGTATTATATCCGAAAAAGGATGCCACAATTTACGAAAAACATCCCGAGAGAAATTCTGGTGTCGACGCAATAATTGAAATTACAAAATTTGCACCTGGTGAATCATATAGTGATGTCACAGACGAATTTGCAACATGGGATACAACTTATAATTCACGAATTTTGATGGAATTCGATTTGACCGATTTGAAACGCCAAGCATCAGCAGGTCAATTCAGTACCGCGTCAGCAAAATATTATCTCAATCTAAAAGCATGTGATGCTAAATCTCTAAATACTGAATACACACTATATGCGTATCCAATTGCACAATCTTGGGTGAATGGTAACGGTAACTATAATGATACACCTGAAATAACAAACGGAGCCTCTTGGAAATATCGTGATAGCAGATATCAAGGTTCTCAATGGAATTCTTCATCATATTCGCATGATTATGCTACAGAAAAGGGTGGTGCGAATTGGTATCCACAATACGCAGCAAGTCAATCGTTTTCTTTCGAAGAACCTGATGTACGTATGGACGTAACAAAGATTTTCAAAGCATGGATGGCGAATACGATACCGAATAACGGTCTCATATTAAAGCACACTGCATCTGCCGAAGAGGATGCGACAATATACGGCTCACTTAAATTTTTCGGCAGGGAATCACATACAATACATTTACCTAAATTAGAAGTATTTTGGAATTCATACGAAACATACACTGGTACATTTGCTTCGAAATCAACTATACCAGAATCGGCAGTTGTATATGCTAAAAATATCAAATCAGTATACCGTGTAAATGAAAAAACACGTATGCGTTTTGCTATACGTGCTAAATACGAATCAAAGTCGTATACAACAAGTTTACGCAGTGTCACTGAATATCGTTTTCCAACGACGACATATTATTCAATTGTCGACTCGGTTACAGGAATACCAATAGTCGATTTCGACACTGTCGGTACAAAAGTTGAAATGGATGCGAATGGTCATTACGTCGATATCGATTTAACAAATTTTATGCCGGTACGTTATTACAAAATTATATTTAAGGTTGTAGATGCAGCGAATGACACCGAAACTATAATCGATAACGATTTTAACTTTAGAGTAGAAAGATGATAAAAATTAATTTATTAGAAGGACAACTGGCATTTTCGGATCCGACAGAAATCGATTCTGAAAAGTTTAAATTCATATTACATTCACTGTACGATGACACGAATTCGAAATTTACTAATTCGAATAAAGATTATGAAGATGTTATAAAAAATCACCCAATCGCATCTAAATTATCAGTGAGAAATTCGAAAGGTGTATATACTGTACCTGTCGAAAAGGATATGGTCTATATAAATTTTTTACCGAAAAAGACAATTGTATTCGGTGACTCTTTCGATTATAAATTCAATACAAGTTTCGAATATTTTACACCAATAGATTTAGCATTAGATTTAGATGAAACTATTGTACTCGAAGACGGTATAGTTTTCAGAGTCACTGGTGAAGGTGTGAAAGATTTGCAAGACTATAAATATTATACCATCGAAGATGGTGAAGTAAAAGATATACCGAATTTCAAAACAGCAGTTGTTTTACTTGCAGAAAAGGGCAAACTGATAGATG